TGGGTGTTGATATAACACCTGATTTAAATGAAGACAATCACAATCTCCTTCCTGGAGATTATATCTTAAATGAAACTTTAACCGATCGCATGGTTAAAGGCTCAGTGATATCATTAAGTAACACTATCCCAGCGGGTTCTTTTTCTGGAATTGATATATATAAGTCTACCACCGGTATTTTATTTACTGCATATAATGTAAAATAGGGTTTACTTTTGCGGTAAACTATGTTATAATATAACTATATTAAGTTATTTTTGAATTGAATTGGAGAAAGAATGTCAGACATACATGTCAAGAAGAGAGATGGTTCTCTAGAACCTTTAGACTATGATAAAATCCACGAAGTACTAGAAGTATGTGCTGATGGATTAAATGTATCGGTATCAGATACTGCGTTAAATGCACATATCAAATTAGTTAACAAAATATCAACAGTTAACATCCATCAAACATTAGTTAAATCAGCCGCAGAAAAAATCAGTCCACAAGAACCTGACTACGACGTGTATGCGGGCAGACTTCTTATTACACATATGAGAAAAGAAGTATATGGATCAAATGATCCTATTGACTTTTTATCGTATATTGAAAATAATGTAAAGAACAAATTATACTCGCCTGAGATTTTAGACTTCTATTCAGACGAGGTGATCGAAGAACTTGGGTCATTCCTTGATAGAGAGAACGACTTCAATAGAGGTTATGCTTCGATTGTTCAGATGGAAAGCAAGTACCTTATTAAAGATGTTAAGAGTGGCAAATCATTAGAGATGCCACAAGAAACATTCATGATTATTCCAATGGTTATCTTTGCTCATGAGAAGAATAGAAAGAAACTTATTATAGATTTTTATACAGCATTGAAAGACGATGAGATCTCATTACCTACACCGATTATATCAGGCGTAAGAACTCAGCTTAAGATGTTTAGTAGTTGTTGTAAGATTAAGATGGGTGATTCATCAGAGTCTATCTTATCTTCTGAGTATGCATTATCGCTTATGACATCTAAGAGAGCCGGTATTGGTATTGACATGGGACCGGTTAGAGGTATTATGGCTCCGGTCAAGAACAACACCGTTAAGCATACAGGAGCACTTCCTTTATTAAAAACTGTTGAGGCTGCTTCAAAACAATTCACTCAAAATTCATTACGTACTGGCGCTACAGTAGTAAACTATCCAATCTTCAATTGGGAGATAATGGATATTCTAGAATATAAAAACAATCAAGGTTCTAATACTACTAGGGCTAGGTTCATTGATTATACAATCGGCATTCCATCAATTTTTATTGAGAGGTTAATGAAGAAGCAAGACTTTACATTGTTCTCATCAGAAGAAGTACCTGAGTTATTTGAGCATTATGGCGATACTGAAAAGTTCAATGAAGCATACGAGATGTATGAGAATAAGCGTGGTATTAGAAAGAACAAAATCCCGGCATCTGAAATCTTTAATAAGTTAATTAAAGAACGTGTTGGTACTGGTAGAATCTATTTACATTTCTTAGATAACATTAATAAGCAAGGCTTGTTCTCAGAGCCAGTAACACAAACAAACTTGTGCTCAGAAATCTTCTTGCCAACTAAAGCAGTTAAGTTCGATGGGTTGAAACACACTAAATTTGATAATATCAGAGACTATGATTTAGATGATGGTATGATCTCATTATGTATTCTCGGCTGTGTTAACTTTGGCAAGCTATCTTCTATTACACGTATAGATAACTTAACTAAACTGATGGTTAGATTCTTAGATAACCTTATTGATATTCAAGAGTATCCGTTAGATGCTGCTGAGTGGCCAACGAAAGGATACAGATTCTTAGGTATTGGTATATCAGACTTTGCTCATTTCTTAGCTAAGTCAGAGGCAAGATTAGGAACAGTTAAAGCGAAAGAGTTAACACATAAGTGGGCTGAACGTTTCCAATACGGATTAATTAAAGCCTCTATGGAATTAGCTAAAGAACGTGGAGCATGTGAATACTTTGATAGATCAGAGTATTCTAAAGGTAAGTTGCCTATTGATACCTATAATAAGAATGTAGATCAAATTGTTGATAATAAGTTATTATGCGATTGGGAAAGTTTAAGAGAAGATATTGCTAAACATGGTATGCGCAATATGTCTCTTTCTGCTATTCCTCCAACGGCGAGTTCATCATTGGTTAGTAATAGTACACAAGGTATTGATCCTATTCAAAGTGTGACAGATACATTTGAATCTGCAGCTTATACCGTTAAGAGTTTAGTTCCAGATCATGACAAAGAAAAGTACTATATGAAAGCTTGGGATATGCCAAACAATGATAGTTCTGAATACATTAAGCTTATGGCTATCCTCCAGAAGTTTATTGACCAAGGTATGAGTGTTAATCAATGGTATGACCTAACCAAAATCGAAGGAAAGATTCTAGATTCAAATAGAGTTAAAAGAGATATTATTACTGCATACAAATATGGGCTGAAGAGTTTATATTATATCAGAAGTAAAGATAAAGAAAATACTAGTGAAGTGATCCTTGAGGGTTGTGAATCTGGTGCATGTTCAATTTAAAGAAGGAGTATATATCATGAGTTGTAAAATATTTTCACTAGGTGAGACAGTACATAGTAAAGGCACAAGGTTATTTTTAGGTGAGAATTCATGTCATAGAAACATTCAGACATATCATGATCCGAAGTATCCTTGGATTCTGGACTTTGCAGAAGAGATGAGAAGTATTGGTAATTGGAGTAAGAATGAGATTGACTTATCAAAGGAGCAGAAAGACTTTGAATCACTAGATGAAGCCGGTAAGCATATCTATGAAGCAGGTTTAAAGTTTGCTATTACATTAGATAGTTGTGCTGGTCGTGCCCCTCTTCAGTTGTTTAATAATGGTGGTATATCTAATAACCCTGAATGGGAATTATATATTACAAATCACCAGAACAATGAGTTACTGCATTCAGAGTCTTATACGGAAATGGTTCGTGCAATCTATAATGATGTAGACCTATTCGTTGATTCTATCACATCGGATCCAGAAGTACAGAAAAGAGCTACTTCTATTTTAGGCGCATTCGATTGGGCAACAGGTGTATTTGATAGAATGGATGCTAACTCAACCGCTGTTAATCATGGTATGGCAAAACCTTTCCCTGAAGTTGATGAAAAGATGATTAAGACTGCAATTTACAAAGCTGCACTTGTTCTTAATATGTTTGAAGGTATTAGATTCTTCTGTACATTCGTTACTAACTGGAGTTTCTCTGAGCAACCAACTAAACTTATGGCTGGCTCAAGTAATATCTTTAAGCTAATTGCAAGAGATGAGATGATCCATTTAGATATTGTTCAACGTGTACTTAAAATGCTACGAACAGATGAGAGTGAAGGATTCGTTGAGATTGCACAAGAGCTTGAAGATGAAACATATGAAATGTTTGAAGTAGCATATAAAGAAGAGATGGATTGGGTTGAATATCTATTCTCTAAAGGCACTCCCCTGATTGGTATGAATGAACATATCTTGAAAGAGTACATGGATTATATCTTTGTGGTACGGATGACCAACATTGGTTTAAATCCATCTAAGCTAGGTCTTGCTATTGGACATAATCCATTACCGTGGGTAGATAATTACCTTGATTCAACTAATGTTAAGAGTGCACCGCAAGAGATTGAGAGTGTTAACTACATCGCTGCTATTGATTCAAGTAAAGATGAAGACTTTGATATGGAGGATTTATAATATGTTAGATAGAACAGGAAATGGGTACCTTGAGGATCCAACAATTTGGTCGGAAGAAATAATGTTTGAAATGGCCAAGGAAGATGACATTGTATTAACAGAGTCTATGGTAAAGCAAATTATGCAAGCAAGAGAATACTTTGAAGAGAATCAAGCCGTGCCACCAATTAGAACATTCTCTAAGTATGTTGGTATTGATAAGAAGGTGCTATTCAAAGAATGGTTGACAGGTCCAATGAAACCTATTAGTAAGTATGGCGGAATGCCACAACCACGAGGTTGTGTGTAAATAAAGGTTTACTTTTGACACAAAGTATGTTATAATAGATATATATATATAAACAAATAAAAGGTTGGTATCCTTAACTACCCAATGACACTAGGTGTCGAGGTTAATAGAAGAAGTCCTCATATGATCAAAAAACTATTATCCGTCGCCACGAAAGTCGTCTCGGGTCAGTTTATTAGTTTCTGCATAGTACAATAACTAAGAACCACTTCATAATGGAAGATAAGGTTAGGCTAAAGTCTATCGAGTGCTTCCAACTAATTTGGTAATTTATTACCATTTACTATTGATTGGAGTTATGATACACGTGGGTTCGAACCCCACCATCTCCACCAAAAGTGTATTATTAACAGTATGCTTTTGATGGGGATGACTTGGAATCGACATCGTAACAGAAGGTTAATAGTTGTAAGACCCAAAGTAAACGCAAACGCAGATACTTACGCAATCGCAGCCTGATAGGCATAGTGTGATTTGAGGATTTAGGCAGGATGAACCTTATAACCAAATCATCCTCCACCAATTTAAAATTGTATATATACATTTGAATTGAATCGATTATAGGAATGAATATATGAGCAAGAACATTATGTGGACAACCAATTACTGTCCCTTTTGCGATAAAGCAAAGAGATTGTTAGATAAAGCAGGTATTGGATATGAGACTCGACTGGTTGATGGTGAGTTTTGGACATTAGAAAACTTATTATCTTATATCCCAGGAGCAAAGACCTACCCACAAATCATGTTAGGTGATAACTATGTGGGTGGTTGTGATGATTTAGAATATTTCTTGTTAAGGAATCCGCATGGTTTGTAGAGAATGTAATAGCGAATATGATGTATTCATTGATAATGAAAAAGAAATGGTTTCTGCGAGTGATATGGATATAGAAACTCCATATTGTCCGTTCTGTGGCGAAGAGCAAGAATGGAGAGATGGGTTCGATGAAGTGGACGTATAATGGTAAAGACTTTACTTCAGATGATATTAACGACTATTACGGTTTTATTTACCGTATCACTAATATGGTTAACGGGCATGATTATGTGGGTAGGAAGTATTTCAGGACCAAGTGTAAACTTAAACCACTTAAAGGTAGAACGAATAAGCGTCATAGAATTATCGAAACCGACTGGGAAGATTATTACGGTTCATCTAAGCGACTATTAGCTGATATAGAAGAACTTGGTGAGGATAACTTTAAACGAGAAATCCTTGAGTTATGTACTACCAGAGGCAATACAAATTACGCTGAATTGGTATGGCAAGTGAAGGAAGAAGTGTTATTGAGAGAAGATTCTTATAATGGTATTATTGCTATTAAGATAGGGGTTGGATCAGTTAAGAATTATATAATGGAGAAAGAAGATGGTACTAGTTGATTTTGCAGGCATTGCAATTGGATCTGTATTGGGGCAATTGAATAAAGGTGAGAAATTAAGTGAGAACTTGGTTAAGCACATTGTTTTAAATAACATTAGAACATATCGTAATAGATTTCCAGAGAGTGAGTGGGGAAGACTAATCGTGTGTTTAGAGGGTCGTTCTTGGAGAAGAGACTTGTTCCCAGAATACAAAGCTGCAAGGACTACTACCAAATCAAAAGACAAATATGATTGGACAGAGATATACCGAATATTAGATATAGTATCCTCTGACATCAAAGAGAACTTTCCGTACGCTGTAATTCAAGTGGGCAATGCTGAAGCTGATGATATCATTGGTGCATTGACAATCGAAGAGATGGGAAAACTTGGAGCTGACAAAGTTGCTATCGTATCAGCTGATAAAGACTTTATTCAATTGCATACTTTAGGTGAGGTTGTTCAATATAGCCCTATGCAAAATAAGATGGTTAAGGAAGAAGATGCTGGGCGATATTTATTCGATCACATCCTCAAAGGAGATTCTACAGACGGCATACCCAATGCCAATTCTCCTGATAATACCTTTACTGACAAGATTAGACAGAAGCCAATGAGAAAGAAGGATATGGACATGTATTGGGAGAATAAGAATACTTATCAGGGTGGTATGGATGATTTGGTATATAGAAATTATATGAGGAATAAGAAGATGATTGATTTACACGAAATGCCTAAGGACGTGTATAAGTCAGCAGTCGATCAATTAGAAACATATAAATACCCCATGAAAGGAAAGGTTTTTAATTATTTAATAGAAAATAAAATGAATATGTTAATTGAATGTGCAGGAGAGTTTTAAGTGGAAATATATGAGATTCTAGATAAAGTAGCAGCGGCTGCTAGTCGTGAAGATAAGATGAAGGTCCTAGTTGATAATGATTGTTTAGCTCTTCGCGACATCATGAAGATTAACTTTGATAACGATTTGAAGATACATGTATCAAAGAAGATCGATTGGATGCCATCTGATAATATTACAAACTCTCTTAAGGGAGTTACCAAGTACCTTGTTCCTTTATCTAAGGGGGACATTGAAATAGAAAGAGCTGATAAGTCATTTAAGGCTATGTTAGAACAAATCAATCCCATGGATGCTCAAATATTATACGATGCTGTTAAAGGTAATCTGAAAGTTAAAGGCTTAACTGAAAAGTTGGTTAAAGGAGTGTGGGGTGACAAGTTTATCACCTAACGAACTTCTACTTATATCAACAGCAATGCTAGCCATTTACTTTGTATGGTATTGCGCTAACCACCCTTAAATTATGCCTGTATACAACTTTGAACACAATGATACCAAAGAGATTTGGGAAGACACTATGCCTTACACAGATAAAGCTGCGTATATGGAAGAACACAATTGTCGCTTAATATTCTTACAAGGACCTACAGTTGTAGGAACATCTAAAGATATATTTGCTAAATCGTCTAATGAGTTTCGTGATAAGATGACTACCATTAAGAAAGGCTATCCTACAAAAGGTCGTAATAAGGCTACAATGGACGGTTGGTAACTGTTGACTTTTAACTCAATATAGTGTATAATACCTAGTATTGAAACCATAAAAATATATTATGTTTAAACATGAACCAGTTGATCTAGGTTATACAGACCTATCTTGCGTTACCAAGACCACAGGAAGAAAGTATGAAACTCCAAAGGGAAATTCATATCCTTCTATCACAACCGTACTATCATTACAATCAAAAGCAGCTATTAAAAAATGGCGTGATCGTGTAGGGGAAGAGGAAGCTAATAAGATATCATATAAAGCATCTACTAGAGGTACAGCAGTACACGAGATGGCTGAAAAGTATGTTAATAACGATCCAACATGGAACTTAGCTATGCCTAATATCTTAGGTGATTTCCTAGCAATCAAACCTATTTTAGATAACAGAGTTGGTATTGTATATGGTCAAGAGCTTCCGTTATACTCTGATCATTTAAAGTTAGCAGGAAGGGTAGATTGCATTGCAGAATTTGATGGTGTATTATCAATCATCGATTATAAGACAAGTAAGAAAGCAAAGAAATATGAATGGGTAAAAAGTTATTTTATGCAGGAATGTTTTTATGCTATTGCGTTTGAAGAAAGAACTGGGGTTCCAATCGCTCAACTTGTAACTATAATTGCTGTGGATAACGATGATCCACAAGTGTTTATTGAGCATAGAGATAGTTGGGATAAAGAATTAATTAGATGTATAAAGGAATATAATGAGCAATAGAACAATGGGGTTACTAGATAGTTTAATGGGCGGTGAAGATAAGGATATGTTTGCGTGTCCTGTTGGAACTCAATATGATTACTACTTGAGTGGAGCAATTGAAGCACCTGAACAGTACACTGATATGTTACATCAAATCAGAAACGCAGCTTCAAATGATACAATTACATTACACATTAATAGTCCTGGTGGAAGCCTTGCAACTGCATTACAATTTTATAGATGTTTAGGTGAGAGCCAAGCAACTATTGTAGCATCTATTGAAGGTGAATGTATGAGTGCTGCAACAATCATTATGATGCAAGCCGATGCTTACTTGATATCCCCCCACTCTATGTTTATGTTCCATAACTACTCTGGTGGAGTATTTGGTAAGGGTGGTGAAATGATGGATCAATTAGAATTCGAAAGATTATGGAGTACTAATTTGTTACATGATGTGTATAAAGATTTCTTAACAGAAGATGAGGTTAATACTATTCTTGATAATAGAGACATTTGGTTAACATCAGATGAAGTATCTGAAAGACTACAAAGCAGAACAGATAAGTTAACAGAAGAAGCTAATGTCGAAGAAGATTAATTTTGTTGATACCAAAAAGGATCTATGCAAAAGTTGTGTACATGCCTTTAAAGGTGGTTGCCCAGTATGGCCTTGTATGTCCATAACTAAATACTGTGTTCAGTATCGGAAGAAACCATAATATTTAGATGGAAATAAAGTGAAATAACTGTTGACCTTTTGGTAGTTCTATTGTATAATGTAATTATAAACAATCAAAAAGGAGTTACAAATGACAACATTAATACAAGAAATCCAAACAGCAATCACTATCACAGCTTTACTAGATGAAAATAAATTAGAGAACGGAAAGGTAAACTGGAACTTCGTAGATGCTGATGTGTGTATTCAATTCGGTGACCACTTTAAACTAATCGGGGATCTTCTTAATGAAACTGCTG